AGACCGGCGCTGTAGACAACACATTGGAACGACTGCGCGAGGAAGCTGGCAAGACGGGCGATTTCACCAAGGTGATGGCCTACAAGCGCCAGGCTGCCGCGAAGCGCGGTTAACAAGGACAAGGAACAATGCCCAACGGATTTAGTAAGGAAGAACGCGTCGCGTTCGAGAACATCCTTGAAGGTTTTCAGGATGCTCTAGTGCTGTCCCGCAACGTCGCTGTGTTCAACACGGACCAGACGACAATGGAACGCACCAACAACGTCATGTGGCGCCCGCAGCCGTACATTGCGACGAGCTACGCCGGCACCGACATGACGACCAACTTCGACGACTACACGCAGCTGTCCGTCCCCGCGACGATCGGCTTTCAGCGTTCGGTCCCGTTCGTTCTGACGGCGACTGAACTGCGTGACGCCCTGCAGGAAGGCCGCCTCGGCGATGCTGCCAAGCAGAAGCTCGCCAGCGACATCAACGTCAGCGTGATGTCGGTCGCTGCCAACCAGGGTACGCTGTTCGTCAAGCGCTCTGCGGCTGCTGCTGGCTTCGATGACGTCGCACTTTGTGAGGCGATCATGAACGAGCGCGGCGTCCAGATGGATAACCGCTACCTCGCTCTGTCCACCCGTGACTACAACGGCATGGCGTCCAACCTTGCTGTCTCAACGCGTTCGTTCGGAAACTCAATTTCCGATGAAGCGCTGCGCCGCGGGTTCGTTGGGCAGGTTGCGTCCTTCGAGACGTACAAGCTGGACTATGCCAACCGCAAGACGGCTGCGGCCGGCGGCGCTGGCCTGACCATGAGCACGCTTACGGCTGCCGGTAACTACTGGGTTCCCAAGGCAACCGCAGTGGCGACCACGGGCGAAACCTCCAACGTCGATAACCGCTATCAGACGATCACCATCAGCTCGACTGCATCCGTTGCTGCTGGCGATGCGTTCACGATTGCGAACTGCAACAGCGTGCACCTGATCACCAAGCAGGACACCGGCCAGCCGATGACGTTCCGCGTCATCAGCGTCCCGGCTGGCGGCACGACGCTCGTGATTTCCCCGCCGATCATCTCGGCGCAGGGCGCATCGGATAGCGAAGTCCAGTACCAGAACTGCACGTTCACGGCGACGGCTTCTAACGCGGCCATCACCTTCCTGAACACCGTGACCAACTTCATGAACCCGTTCTGGTTCAAGGACAGCATCGAGATCCTGCCGGGTCGCTATGCGGTTCCGACCGATGCGGGCGCGGCGGTGATGCGCGCGGCAACCGACCAGGGCATCGAACTGGTCATGCAGAAGCAGTACGACATCAACACGATGCGGACCAAGTATCGTCTCGACACGCTCTATGGGGTTGTCAACAAACAGCCCATGATGAGCGGCGTCATCATGTTCAGCCAGACCTAATCGGAGCACATCGCACATGAGTAACTTTCTCACCGGCGGCGGCCGTGTCTCCGTCACTCTCACCGCAACGCAGAAGATCGCAGTTGCATCGCAAGGCGCTGTTCAGGTCTATCGCACGTCAGGGTTCGTCAACTACCCGGACGCTTCGACCCTGATCGGCACCGTCATCAATGGCCAGACCGTGTTCGGCACCTTCACAGGTGGCGCCACGATCATCATCGACGCGGGCGGCGGCCTGTCGGCTCAATACGAAGTCGGCACAGATCCGAACGTGAAGCAGTGGCGCACCGATAACGGTGTCCAGCCCGATCCAACGGCCAAGACGGTTGCTGTCACCCTGACGTCCGCTGAACTGCTGACCAACCTGATCACCGGCACGCACACCGCCGGCGCAACGCAGGCTTACACCCTGCCGACCGGCACCCTTCTGGACGCGGCGACCTCGTTTGAGGTGAACGAGTATTTCGACTGGTCGCTGCTTAACCTGTCGGCTGCTTCGGCTGATACGATCACGCTGACGGCGGGCGCCACCCACACCATCGTGGGCAACCCGATCGTCCAGTCGGCCAACGCCTCGACGGGCGGCATTTACGGCAACTCCGCACGCTGGAGGACCCGCAAGACTGCTGCGGCGACGTTCGTCACGTACCGGATCGCCTAACTAACAGCCCCGGCTCGAAAGGGCCGGGGTTACTCTTTGGAGGACGCTATGCCGCTGAAGAAGGGCTACAGCCCCAAGACGATATCCAAGAACATCTCGAGCGAGATGAAGGCCGGCAAGCCGCAGAAACAGGCTATTGCCATCGCACTAAGCACGGCGAAGAAAGCAAAGCGGAAGGCCAAATGACCGATTTCCCGACCATCGTTTACCGCTGCCCTGGCGATCGCTTCGGACCGCCGCACACCACGTTCAAGAGCGTCGGCGTGTCCGATCAAAAGGCCTTTGACAAAGCGCTGGCCGATGGCTGGTTTGCCACGCTACCCGAAGCCGTTGAGGTGTTCCTGAACCCGGCGCCCGCGCGTGTGGCGGTTGTGTCTGAGCCTATCGACAACGCCCCGCCGACGCGGGACGAGATGCTGGCCAAGGCGGCCGAGATTGGCCTGACCGTTGACAAGCGCTGGTCCGACAAGACGCTGGCCAACAAGATCATTGAAGCGCTCGAGGCGCAGGAAGCGGCCGAGGCTGCTGCGGCAGAACCAACACCAGATCCGACGCCGGAGCCGACGCCGGAACCTACGCCAGAGCCAACACCAGAGCCTGCCCCTGATCCGGAGCCCCAACCGTGAGCTGGACAAAGCGGGAGATTGTGACGGGCGCTTTTGAAGAAGTCGGATTGGCAAGCTACGTATTCGACTTGCAGCCCGAGCAGCTACAAGCCGGGTTGCGCCGCCTCGACAACATGATGGCGACGTGGAACAGCCGGGGCCTGCGCATCGGCTATCCGCTTGCCGATAATCCTGGCGACAGCGATCTGGATCAGGACGCAACCGTCACGGATGAGGCCATTGAGGCCATTGTCAGCAACCTTGCCATTCGCCTTGCGCCGATGATGGGCAAGACGGTTTCGCCCGACACCAAAGCCACGGCGCGCTCGTCTTACATGGCGCTTCTCAGCCGCCGATCGACCATCCCGGAAAGGCTGATTGACGTGAACGCTGTACCGGCCGGCGCTGGAACGAAATACTGGCGCATTAACGGCGACCCGTTCCTACAACAGGAGGATCGTGGTTTAACGGTTGGGCCTGATGCAACGCTTGATTTTGAGAGCTGATCCATGACGGACATTAACCAGCTATCTACGTCCGACACGCTCACGGCGGGCGACCTCCTGCCGATCTGGCGAGCCAACAACAGCGATACGCGCAAGACGTCGCTGACCACGCTGCAAGCCTTCATGCAGGCCAACCTGACCTTCTCGGCAGGCCAGTTCGTGGTGCAGTACGCGGCGCCGGCGGCCACTAGCTTCACGGTTGCGCTGCTGGCTAACACGAACAACCAGTGGTTGATCCTGACGCCGCTTGCAGCCTATGCGGCGGGAACCATCACCTTCCCGCTGTCCTCGACCATCACGGACAATCAGGAAATCCTGATATTCTCGACGCAGGCCGTCACGACGCTGACGCTGGCTGGCAATGGCGCATCCATCGTCGGGGCGCCCACGGGCATCAGCCAGAACGGCGCGATCCGGTTCAAGTACAATTCGCTCGCAACCACATGGTACGTGATCGACAGCACGGACACCTCGGGGCAGGCTTTCCTCGCCTCGGCCAACACCTTCACGGCGCAGCAGACGGTCACAAGCGGGCTGGTGCTTCAGTCGATCGCCGCGGCATCGATCGCAGCCGTCGCCAACGCCATCAACACGACGAACAAGGTTACGGGTAAGGTGGTCTATGACACGACCAACAATCGCCTGATGGTCTCGAGCGGGTCGGCTGCGGCCTCGCCCTGGTATATCGCAGATGGCTCTGGATCAGTGGTGCCGGCATGATGACGGAAGACGAACACGGGCAGCTCAAGGCGCTGGCTTGGCGCACGCTGAAGGCCGTTGACCACATCGACGCCAAGGCGGCGGACGAGGGCTTGAGCATCAATCCGGACTGGCGCGCGTGGCGCTCGCAGGTGCGGGCCGTGATCCGTGGCGAGCGCATCGACATCCCGGACGAGCCGCCGCGCTATGTGGCCGACGCCTACAAGGCGCATTGGGACGCGGTGACATCCGGAACGCTGGCCGAAGCTGCTACGGCTCCGGTGTTTGAAGCCGATCCGCGTGACGCTGAGATTGAAGCCCTGCGCCGACGCGTGGCAGAGCTTGAGGCGCCCGTTGGCCCCGCCGAACCGCCCGCCGAAGCGCTGGAGGAAGCCTATCCGGATGAAGATCACGCGGCGCTCAAAGCGCGCATTCTGGCCGAGTTTTCAAGCCTGCGGAACATGCTGATCGGGCAAATCCCGATGACGCAAAACGAGCTTGCACGGCTCGTTGCGCTTGAACATCCGAAGTATCAGAGCTGGCTTCAAGGGGTAACGAAA